CGTCTCGGTTGATGCTACTAGTATACACACAAAAAAAGAGACCCGAAGGTCTCCTAATCCAGTTCAGAAACTGTCTCCTGTATGACAGAGAAATTCTTTTCTTTCACAGCAGTCAAAGTTCTTTCAAATTTTCCTTCTAAATTATCTCTATGACTAATAACGTATACGTTTGAGTTATCATCAAAATTACGTAAGATCCACCCTAAATCAGAACCTCCTTGCTGATCTAATGAACTGTCAAAGATCTCATCTAAGATAAGGAGGTTAGTATCCACACTATTCTTAAGCTTAGCAATAGAGCGCCAAGTAAGCAACAGAGCAATATCAATACGAGATTTTTCTCCTTCACTGAACGAATCATAAGAAAACACATCTCTATACCTGGACTTAATTATCTCCTCAAAGTTCTCATTCAGTGTAAAGTTGACATAAAAGTCCATACTCTGAAGATACTGATTGATGAGTTGGTTCATCGCTGGAAGATAGGTCTTGATGATTCTAGTCTTGATACCATTGTCTTTCAACAGTTGCGATGCTACTAATAGTGTATCACGGTCCTTACGGTTCTCTGCGAGTGTGCCACCCAATTGTTTCTTATTCCTAACAAGACCCTCAAGTTTTACGAACTCTGCTTTCTTGTCTGGGTTGCTACCCCCCAGTTCTTTAATCTCAGATTCAATATCAGAAATAGTTTTTCTGACTGATGTAATCTGGAAGTTAGATTGACTGATAGAGTTGTTGATAGACATGACCTGACTTGACAACTCAAGAAACTTTTGATTACGTTCAGTCTCATCATCAATAGCTTTAAGAAGATCAGTATAACCCAAAGACATTTCATCAACTTTTTGCTTACCAGTCTCTAGTTTTTCGTTACGAAATTCTTCTGATAAGTCCTGAGTGCAAGTAGGACACACATGATTTTTCTCAAAAAACTCATGTTCTTTACGGCAGGTATTTAATTTACCTTGCAGTTTAATAAAAAAAGTGTTTAACTTCTTCAGTTTTGAGGTGCTGCTAGACACCGCTTCCATTTCTTTAGAATGTTTTTCAACTTCAGACGATAGTCGCGCAATTTCTTGGTGTTGATTATTTTCATCTCCCAACAATTCAGCGATCTTATTCTCCTTACGAGTGATCTCTTCCTTAGTTTTCTTTTCCAGTTCCAGCATATACTTCTTCTGGAGATCTATCTTCTCTGACACAAGGTAGATTTCATAGTCAAGTGTCTTAATGTCTTCGTTATTTTCTCTGACTTTATCACGGAGAAGAACATTCATCGTAGAGAATACTTGGATGTCTAGAATGTCTTCGATGATCTCACGACGTTGTGCCAGAGGCAGACGCATGAATGGAACAAACGTAGAAGAACCAAGCACCACAATCTGTGTGAATGACTTGTAGTTCATCTTGAGAACATTATTTTCAAGGTTCTTCTGCTGTTCTACTAAGGAGCTCTCCTGATTCCACAGTTCACCATTACAGTAAATCTCAAATACATTTGGTTTGACTCCCCGAATTAATTTGTATTCTTTCTTACCAATACTAAATTCAATTTCAGTAAGACAGTTTTTTTCATTGATACTGTTTACCAGCATCGGTTTGTTAATCTTACGGAATGGTTTCCCAAACAAAGAAAAGGTAAGAGCATCTAGAATGGTACTCTTACCTGCGCCGTTTGATCCTATAATCAGATTAGTTTTGGATGCTCGTAAATCAACTTCACTAAAGGTATTCCCTGTCGAGAGGAAATTGCGCCACCTAATTTTCTTAAAAATAATCATTCTCGGTCATCAAGGGGGAATCAAAAAATCGTCAGCAGTAATAATAGAAAATTTATGACCGCGTTCTTGACATGCCATTATTATAGCACGGTCGTCAATCTCTAATATCTGCATAGGTGGATAATCTTCATCATGTTCTAACATAAAAAGATATCTGTCAGCATCTTCTTCTTCTTGAAATATAGGTATTACTCTATCTTCAGCATCATCGAAGATAGAGTATATGCCATCAGGTTGATCTTCTAAAGTTACAATAAACATAACTATGCAACGTTACAACTTTCAATATATAGAGATCTCATTAAACTCTTGAGATCAGATTTATCTACGGTCATTTCCACTTCATCAATATACTCGTTAAGAAGAGTGAGTGTATCTTTAGTAGAAACTTCAAGGTCTACCTGATCTTCAATATCAACTAAGGTCTCTACAATTTTTACATCGTGGACTCCTACATTGTAAAGACGATCGACCAATGTTTCAAACATTTGGTAGTCTCGTTTCTCTTCAACTACAAGTTTAATAAACTGGTTTTTATAACCAGATACATCTTGTTTGTTATAATCTACACGAGTATCGTCATAGAAAATTTTATCGAAGATCTCGTAGGGATTTGCAACAAACTTAAGTCGATCACTTTCAGTATCGTAGATATGAAATCCACGACGGTCTTTATAATCCTTCCAAAACATCTGATAAGGGTTGCCGAGGTATTGAATATTACCTTTCTTTGATTTGTGATGATAATGTCCAGACCACACTCGTTTGAAACGATGGAACAATTTAGAATCCATACCATGATCCATAACCATTCCTGCATTCATTTCAAAACCAGCAAGTTCTAAATGTCCGCAGCAAATATCTGCTTCACTAGTATTAAGAAGGTTTGTTATATCTTCTATGTTTTCTTTATTGATCCATGGCAACATCAAAAACTTTTTATTCCCAAGTTTTAAATGCTTAGGTTCAGAATAGATTGTGATGTTGTGATATTTTTCAAGTAAAAGTTCTGGTGAGTTAACGCGGTTGGTATTCTTGTAGTAAGTGCAATGATTACCAAGCAACATATGCACGTTATACTTTTCTAATTTCTCGAAGTAGTTTTCACGAACACGATGATAGGTATTAAAGTCCATAGACTTTCGATTATCAAATGTGTCACCAAGATCAATGACGGTATCGATACCTTCTTTTTCAAGAGTTGGAAAAAAGATATTGTCATAGAATTGTTGCCAGTAGTTCCAAAACGCTAGAGAACCTTTGCGTCCATCAAGATGACAATCTGTAATGAGTGCAATTTTCATTTAGGTTTATGATCTTTCATACGGAATTTTCCATAGGGTGTTTCATACCATTCATAATTCATCGGTTCATTCTTGTCTCAATTTTTTCTTTGATACTACCCATGTCAGAGTAAGAAGCGTTCATACCAGACATTGTACCATCATACGAATCAGTATGCATCACTTCGTCATGTCCAGATCTCTCTAGGATCTTACCCTTGATCTCTAGTTGCTTTTTCTCTTTCTGGATACGACGCAAGAAAGCGTAGTAGATAATCTGAGTGAAGTAAGCAAACGGGTTCTGGGATTTCTCTGGATTGAAGTTGTCAATATACTGTAGGCAGTTCTCAATACCATCACAGATCATATCCTCACGGAACATGTAGTTGACAAAGTTTGGTTTGTATGATAGATGTGTAGCGATCTTAAGGAAACACCCACCAATGTAATTAGTGACCCGTGGTCGAGGTTTATCTTGTTCTTTTGCTTTAATAACCTTGTCTCGATACTCAGTGATAGCAGCGAGAAACTCTTTGTTATTAACGTAATATTCGGTTTGCTTTCTTTTTGCCATTACTATGTATGCCACGGTTTGCCTTACATTATCATAATATTAAGTATACCACTCTATTCCATTCTTGTCAAAGCTTGACAAATCCCCATAAACTCAGTAGAATAACTATGTCAGAGTTCAGAAGGGTTGTAGCTCTTAGCTTTTATTAAATAGATCTTCTAAAGATTTTTTCATTTCCTTTACTGAACCTAGGTATCCAGAATCTCTAGGTAATTTATTTCCTCTTCCTGCTAGAGACTTTCCATTCTCCATGCGGAGAAGAGTTTTTTCATAGAAGTCAACAATCTCTCCTTTAATTTCAACCATAGTTAATACATGATCTTTTTTAATTACAAACATATTATCAAATGTAGCGGAGATCCATTCTTTCAAAGCAAAGCCTGCTACTTCTAATTGACCTTTTCTTTGTTTAGAATTTTCAACTATGAGAGGTTTTTCTAACATAATTTTATCTTCTTCAGTAAGATAACATACTTTAGATACTAACTCTTCACCGGATACTAATTTGATAGTTGCATAGAATTCTTCTTCCATATTTAATTTGCTCTAAGGTTTACTTTTATAACCTCATACTTAAAGTTCTCTTCATTGTAAATGTTAACTCTTTCATTCAAATGTCTAAGGGTATAGTTCTGACCGCCAATGTCATCAGCTATATCGTATAAGGTTGCTATATCTTTTCCTTCGCCTTTCCTGAGGACACGTCCGATTGACTGGAGGTTGCGAATGCGCGACTTACTTGGGGAAGCAAAAATAATGTTGTGTAATCGTTTGATGTTAATCCCTGTAGAGAATGTGCCGTAAGAAGCAATGATTACAGCATTGTTCTCAGTTTCAGTAAGTTGTCGGACTTGTTCTCTATCTTCTACATCAGTACCACCATGAACAAAAAATACTTTTCGCTCGGGGTCTATGGTGCTATTTATCAATTCTAGAAGTGGTTCACCGTGTTTCTCGATATAGTTAAATAACACAAGAGTGTTTCCTTCAATATCTTTTACTAAATTTTTAATCAAATTATTTCTACCACGATGCTCTACTAGGTAATCAATCTCCTCGTGATATGATTCAAAGTGTTGCGGAGCATGTTTGCAAAGTAGGATTTTGATCCTAAATTTAGAAAGATAACCTTCCTTAATTAAACTGTCTGTTTTAGTAACTTGTTCGCAATCACCAAACAATCCTTCCAACACCCACTTGTGAGTTTTACTCCCATCAAGTGTTCCAGTAAAACCAAACCTATACTTGGCATTGTGTAGTTTAGTCATGATTCCCGTGAGGGACTTTGATTTAAATAGGTGTGCTTCATCACCGATAACACAGTCAATATCATCAAAGTATCTTTTGGGAAACTTGTAAATTGATTGCCAAGTTGATATAACAATTGGTTTATCCGTATTTTTATCCTTGCCCGAATATATCTTATGCACATGATCGTCAGCATTCCACCCGTAGTCGTTAAAGTCATTAACCATCTGTTCTACCAAGGACGTAGTAGGAACGATGATGAGCGTTTTCTTGTTGGTAGCAGTATAGTATCTCACGAGGGAATAGATCATCAAAGATTTACCAGACCCCGTAGGAGAAAGTAAAAGTTTTCTATTATTTTTAATTGCTTCATAAACTGCACGATACTGATACACCCTTGGTTTGATTTCAGATCGTGTAATTTTATTCATAAATGTTTCAATGCCTGCGTATGAAACAAAGTCGTTAGTTTCTCTGACTTCTCCAAACCAGTCATTCATTTCATATTCAACTTTATATTGTCGTTCGTCAGCCCACACTTGCAGGTGCTTCATTAGACCACCATAAAGGTTTCCTGTACCAGGAGAGTACAGGCGAATAGTTCCATCCCAGTATTTGTATCTGGGATTCTTCTTCAAGAACTTTGCTTCAGGAACTTCAAACGAAAAATAATCTAAGAGTTCCTGGTGTACATGTGGATCAGCAGATTGAATGGTAACGTATACTTCGTTTTTCTTTTTAATACTGAGGGTGGTCATCATTGTCCATTAACGAATTTCTCCCACTCAATGGCACTCTTGACCTGAAAACCTCTATTAGAAATTTGACGCATGACTTGATCCAACCAGTATAACATCTGGTCTAAGTATTTGATCTTTGCCTCAAGGTTGATGATCTCCTCATCTGCCTCAAGGTAAGTTCTCATTTTCTCTGAAGTCTTAATGCTTGATCCGAATGGTTTAGCAGCGTAGGTCTTAGCATCTGCTTCGCCTGAGTAATACTCACGCTTATTCTTTACCAGTTTGCGAGTCTCAAATTCCAGCGAGGTCTTGATCTGCTGAATGTCAGTGTAGTGGTTTAAGTATTTATTATGTTGGAAAGGGATAGATAATGCGAGTTGCCCTAGATCTGTGGTATACTGTTTGTTCTTGAATTGAAAGTCAACTGCACTATCTTCTGTCCAGTCCTCTCTTAATTTTTCAAATTTATTACGAAGGGTTTCAAAATTCATAGAGTTCTAAATTGATTATCACGAATAAAAAATTGTTGATGTTTAAATGTAACTTCAGCAGTAATGTATTCTACATCTGTCATTGTAGCATCAAACTGTAAACCCGACAAATTGACAGGGAAGATATCTCTATAGTCTATAACAAATGCTGGATTGTATTGTGAGGTAACAATGTTAAGTTGTCCATTGGTATAAATCTCTGACTCTTTTGTTGTACGCTGCATTTGATCTGCGTTGCCATTGTCTCTAATCCATTTGTAAATGCTATTATAATTTACAAGATCTTCATCAACAATAAAACGCACAGAAAAATCCCCGAACGTTACACCACCGCTAGGAATGATAGGCAAGTTTCTGAAAGGACTTGCTACTTCCGTAGTTGGCATTGAAACGTCGGGGATATTTGCTGTCTGACAGAAAAAATCTACACCTTCAAATTTTTCTAATTTAAGGAGATAACCAATAGGGTTCAGGAAATTCCTGTTAGTAGGTTGTTCCTTATACCAATTAGCAGACATGTCAACTTCCCAAGCTGATACTATTTATCCTCGTTATACCAGAAGTCATCCCAGTCTTTTTGTGAGTCGGTTACATCCTCCCACGCGGGTTTCTTTTTACCAGTTATCTGTTTCTTCATCTTCATAATCCCAGATTAATCTGGGTCCATGTTGCATCTTTTTTAGTTCTTCTGTTTTGGAACGAAACGATGATGTTTCTGTTATCCAAATAGCAAGTTTCATTACAATAAAAATTGTTGCTAGTGGAGACAAACATAACAATAATACTAATGATTGATTCATTGACTATATTCGTTTATTATATCTAATATCTTATCTAGCGAATCATGAGCACCGTCATACCACTGACCTGTCATACCAGAGTCCGTTTCTTTATCATATAATTCCGTTTTTAATTTATATACTTTGGCAAGCATATCTGTTTTATGTAAACGACCACGAGGCATAACAATACGGAATAACTAGTTCTATTTAAGCACAAAAAAAGGGACGCGTCCCTTTAAAGGGACGCCGCAGCGTCCCTGTGTTGATATCGTAACTATATCAGGCGAGGTTCGCAACGCGAACACGTCTGTAGTACTGGTTCTTAGAAGCAGTAAGTGCTTCAGCATCAGGAGTTCCTGCAGAAGACTCAACGAAAGGATTGCTGACCATGCCGTAGCGGGTCTTGAAACCAATCTTAGGTTGGAAGGTCTGAGGATCAATGCTGCGTAGCATTTGGAGGGGAACGTAGGGGCAGTAGAATAGTCCTGCGTCATAAGGGGAAGAACCCTTATAACCAACTACGTAGTAGTGGGTGTTGGAAACGTTAGCAGAGTAAGGATCAACATAGACCTTAATGCGACCGTTCATAGTACCGACTAGAAGGTTTCCGGTGTCATCAACTTCACCGATGGAAGGACCACCAGAACCAGTTAGACCTGAGGAATAGTCGAGTGTGCCAGACATGGCAAGAGCAGAAGCAACGTCAGCAGAAGTGACGATGAAGTTGCCCTTTCCACGACGAGTTTGCTGCGCGATAGCGTTAGCATCTCTTTCAATCTGGAACATAAGTCCCTTAAATTTCTCAACTGACCATCTACCGTTACTGTCAACGTCTAGGTCGAATACGCCAGCGTTAGCAACGTTGTTCTGAGCACCAGGCTTAGCAACTGTATATACAGTTCTAACAACTTCACGGTTGATTTCAGCAAGGATCTCACTAGACAATAGGTTAGCGAGTTCTTGCTCTGCATCAAGACCATGAATTGCTTTCAAGTCCTGAGCAAGTTCGAGAGTGTATTCAGCACGAAGAGCTCTGGTCTTAGCAGTGACCGCAGTCTTCTCGATGCTGAAGTCCATTTCGTTGAATAAGGTTGAACCTGATCCAAGAGTTTCAGCGTCTTCTCTAGCGATGTTGCCTGCTTGGCGCTCGTAGTTAGCAGCAGTTGTGCCGCCGCCAGTGGTGTCGTTAAGCAGACCAGGGTTAGCATCAGTCGTGCCGCCATCGCCAAGAGGAGATACGGGATCGTTGTATGCTGCAGGACCCTGTGTGTTTCCAGATAAGTTGGTGTCAGGCTCATTGAAGAGTGCCTCAGCGCCAGCTCTGGTGTTGTAGTGGCTCTTCATTGCGAAGATAAGTCCAGTAGGACCGCTCATGGGTTGAACGCCACAGATGTCGTATGCAACCAAGTTAGGTGCTGCACGACGGATAAGGTTGATCATTACAGGATCGAAACCTGCAAGTCCACCAGTCTTGGTGGTTAGACCAGAACCACCTAGTGCTTGTCCACCAGCTGCGCTGATAGCTCCAACAGTACTAGCTTCGTTCATCATACCACGCTCTTCGCGTAGTTGATTTTCTGTGTTTTCTAACAGAACAGCGGTAACAGCCTTTCTATAGTTGTCTTTGATGGCACCAGCGCCTTCATGACTTAGAACAGGAGACCACTTTTCGGTTAGAGCTTTTGAATTAAACATTTGTTTGCTCTTGTTTGAAAAATGTAAAGTTTATTATTAGGACCAGCGGTCAAGTGCTTTCAGATACTGCGCCATTACTGGGTTAGAATCATCTACACCTTCGACTGGGGATTCATCAACAACTTCCGTTGGGGTAGTGATTGACTCTTTGAAGTAAGACTCCTTGATGGTCGTAACCTTCTTGGAGAATGACTCTTCAGAGACAAACTCTAGACCCTCAGCAAGTGCTGCGAGTTTTTCTTTCTGAGTATCTGCAAGTCCTTCTGACACGGTGGAAAGAATATTGAGTTTGGCAGACTCGTTAAGACGATTTTGTAATTTCACGTTTGCTTTGACCTGTTCGTCAAGGCGTGTTTCCATTTCACGAATAGATTCAGCCATACCTTCTACAACATCGACTTTCTCGTCGGGAATAGAAATGTAGTGCTCTTCAAAGAGACCCTTCAAACCTGCGATGAAGTCTGTAGTGATCTCATTTCTGATTCCACGGTCAATAGCAACTTGGTTTTGCTCCATCCATTGACCGATGGCATAGGACACTGTGCCGTCTACTTCCTCGGAAAGTTCTGCCTTAGCAGATGATACGTGCTTATCGAGTTCAGCAGCAAAGTGCTCTACAAGTTTGTCATACTCCTCAGAGATTTTCGCTTTGACAGCAGCCTCAAAAATGGTTTTTGCTTTCTCAGCGAACTCTGCAGAGAGTTCTGTGCCTTCTACTAGAGCGGCAACATCAGCGGAAACATCAAGTTCTTCAAAGGAAGGCTTGATGGGGTAAGTAACAGCAGGTCCAGTACTAGTTGCATATGCAACATCAGCACCAACGGTAGGCATAGGATCAGCACTACCGGCACGCTGTTGGGGATCGCCAGATACTTGTGAAATAGGTGCTGCCGCTTTAGCGCCAGGATTCTCTTCACCATCATCATCATCCTCATTAGGAGCGGTGGAAGTTCCACCTAAATCTGCAGCAGCAGATTGTCCAGGTGCAACACCTGGTTGAACTGAAGGCATAGGATCCTTGCCGCCAGAACCAGTCTGCGCGTCAGAAACCTGAGAGGGTTCACTACCAGCACCGGGGATAATGTTAGCAGAAACTGTTGGCATTGGATCGCCAGCTTCTACAATCACCTTTTGCTCGGTAACGAACTCCTCAAATTTTTCATTTAACATATCTGACATTTGAGATTACCTCGTAATTTTCCGTAAATAATTAATCTAAGTTTATTTATAAATCAAAGTTTTCCGAGGAAATCCTCAAACACCTTGAGTGTTCTCTCTTCTAACTCACGACGCGGAGCGTCATTGATATAACGTTGGTATTTATCAACTTTTGATTCCTTTAGAATACCATTGTCCCATACCCATTCTTTACCTTCCATAATGCCATTAACAAATGCATCAGGAGCAGAAGGATCTGCTACAATATCAGCAGCAGTTGTAAGCATGAAGTCATCACGAACTACTGAAGTATCTTCGCGTTTTTCAATACTTCCCATACCACGGGATGACACACCTAACTGAACTCCATCACCAAGTAAAGACTTAGCGATCTGTCCCATTGGTGTATCTAGAATCTGTGCTTTGCCAATAAAGTTATTACCTTCAGCGCGGAGACTTGTGATCCTGTGAGATACTCTATCAAGATTGATAATGGGTCCATCGGGATGTCCGAGTTCACCTAGAGCACGCTTTGATTTTACATACTCTTCGTTGTATCTCTTAACTTCATTGTTGAGAACATCGAAAGGATACATGCGACCATTACGGTTCTTTAGTTCTGATTGAAGAAAGACTCCTTCAATATAAAGAAGTTTCTTTCCGTCTCTTTCCTCAGTAAGGATTTTAACGTTTTCAATCGTTTCCGTTATCAGTTTCATCGGTTTCTGTTTCGGTGGGTTCGTCAAAGAATGTATTCGCGGCAACCTGCTTGTATGTTGCCATAGCATCAGATGCCTTAGCAAAAAGTAGATCATGAATAGCATCAATAGCAGATGCCCTGTCGTTGTCGCTGATCTTATCAACGATATTTACCACGCCAGGTTCAGGGTTATGTTGTTCCATAATAAGTATTCTGTATAATTTATTTATTATTTGTAGAAGGTGAAGGCATTTGTTTTGCTTTTTTTACTTCTCTTTCTGCCGCAGCATCAGCAGAAATTGCCTCTCTTTCTGCTGCATCTTGTGCTTGCTGATCTTGAATTTCAGGAGCAAGAGCAGTATTTGCTGCTGTCATTTGAGCTATAGCATTTGTTTCTGTTGGATCAATAGAGAGACCAGAAGAAATTTCTGCTTTCATCTGTTTATCAATATCCTTATATTCTGTATCTTTTTGATTTAGAACATGACGGCGGATGTATTCAACAGAGAAATATTTACCAACAAAGGGATCCATCTGAGTGACAGTCATCATCCTCTGGTTCATCATTTCAATTTCTTTTAGTTCATTGAAATGATTATCAAAGAGATAGTCATACTGGATATGCTCCTTCATATCATCCCAGTCTTCAGGAGAAATTACTCCTTTGAGAATGAGTTGAGTCTTGAGCATGTCGTGGAACATCTCAGAGAATCTCTTGCGGAGACGACCAATGAACTTCGTGAACTTAAGTTCATCACGTAGGACTTCAGTGGTTTTACCAAGGTTAAATCCTTTGTTATCGTCTGTGAGACGAGAAGGGGGAAGATTGAGAGAGTTATAGAGTTTCTTTTTAAAATACTCAACGTCCTTAAGTTCACCTAAGTTTTGACCACCCGGAAGAGTTGTAATTTCAGTTCCTCTACCGCCTTCGCGACGTGGCAACCAGAAATCTTCAAGCATACTCATATGCTTTTTGTCATCACGCATCTCACCAGTGTTTGCGTCATACACTAGCTTATTACGATAGCGACTCATAACATCACGCAAGTATTGCTCTGCCTTAACCTTAGGTAGATTGCCTACATCGATGTAAAAAATTCTACGCTCAGGAGCACGGGACAATCTATAGATAACAAGCGAATCTTCAATCATTCTAAGTTGATTGAGTGCCTTGATTGCCTTATGCAGGAAACCAAGAGTCATTCTTTTGTTTAAATCTTGTAGTCCAGAAGGACAGAATGTAATTGAATCGGTTGCCATCTTGACACCCTGAGACAAAGACATATCTCCAATCGGTCCTAGGACACCGCCTTTATAGAAACCTTTTGGATTGTAAAGATAGTAATCGACAAACGTTCCATATTCATACTCAAGCGCCGTGCCTTTGATTGCTGCTTTCGCTAGAGAATCTTTTGGAGTATTGTCAATTTTTTGACGAACTTTCTTGATCTTCATCGGATCAATATAACGAAGTTCTGTAATACCTTTTTTGGGATTATCTAAATCGATAACCTTATGATAAAATAAACGTCCATCAATATACCAAGTTCGGACAATCTCATGTGCGCGATTGTCAAAGTTTAAAAGTCTTTTGAGATACTCAAACTCATTACGAATTTTAGTTTTTACTCCAGCACCAACACCTAGATTATCTAAGTTAATTTCTACAGGAGAATCGTAAGCATCACTTACGATAAACTCGTTCACAACTTCATCTACAGCACTATCCACTTCTGGGTGAATTGCCATATCACGATAACGACGGATCATCTCAAACTCATTACGAGCTTGGTTATCCGTATCTACATACGTTCCATAATATCCACCAGCGGCTACTGCAACTGGATCTTCAGCAGAAGGAGGGACAGGAGATTGACCTCGCTGCCCCTCTTTTCTGTTAATTTGGAAACCAAATAACTGACTCATGATTATCTATTCAACTTGTGCGCTTCCAACTATTTATCAGACTACGCCAATACCAGAAACTCCATCTCTGGAGCCTGCTTGGGCAGTGAAGTAAGAATACTGCCACTCAACAGTGAATTCTTCAATTTGATCATTGCTATCATAAGCAAGATCGATAGGAGAAACATTAGTTGGGAAGCAATACTCCAGAGTGTATTCTCTGAGAATTGATCCTTCTTCGCTCGCATCTTTTTCAAGTTGCTTGACAGAAAGATCTGCCATGTAACCAGAAGTGGTTGATGGAGTGAAGAGAGGTGAAGTATTTGCTTCGTGGGTGTTGATGTTGTTTGCCCACTCTTCAAAGAACCCGCGAAGTTTGAAGTCCTTATCGTTGAAGAAAGTAGCAGACCATGTATCGAAGGTGCGATCACCAGCGATTTTGACTGTTCTTCCTCTGAAAGGAACTTCGATCACACCTAGATTTGAACCTGGTAGAGCAGCAGACTTACAAAGAATATTTGTAAGGTTTAAATCCTCGCCACCTTTTGAAAGGGAATCGGGGAATTGAACATCCACCAAGAACATGTTGGGCTTAACGCCCTGACCGATAGTTTGTAAGAAACTAGAAACGTTTGACAGTGCCATTGTTGTTTATCTCGTAATTTTTTCTCTATAATTAATTATCATCTACCGATGACTTCAGCAAACGAAACGCCCGTCTTAGTAGCAGTTACTGTAACTGTTACATAATTGATGGAGCGTGAAGGCTTGAGGTAGAGTTCAGCGACAAACTCATTTCTGTCGATGACTTCTGGAGTATTGTTTGTGTCGTCACAAACAACCAAGAAATCTGTAACACCTCTACGTGCTTGAACTTCAGCAAGATATGAAGTCATTGAAGCAGCAAATGCTCCACGAGTTGTGCTGTCATTTTGCTCAAAGAGTACGCCTTCTGCGAGTCCTTTTGCTCTCTTCTCAACGTTGAGGAATAAACGACGGACGTTGATTCTATCAAATGCGGAAGGTGAAGCAAGAGCAGTTTTATCTCCAAATAGAACAGGACCAGAACCGACCATTGAGACGATTGGGTTTACTCTATTTGTGTAAAGATCATCACGTTGTGCTTTGTTTGGATTGAAAGCAAGTTTTACAACATTCTGAATACCACCACGATTTAGACCAGCAGGAGAGAACCAGTCATCAAGGATAGAAGAAGTTGAAACACATACACCAGCAACATCACCGTTACAACCTACGTAACGATACTTGTCATTGAAACGATCGTATGTATACTTAACACCACTGTCTAGAACAACATATGAAGAAGAACTGATGTTATCAAAGAATGCTATTGTGTTTGATAGTTGTAGTGCTGGAGTCAAAGCACTGCCACCAGAAGTAGCTACTTGAGTACCAGTCCAAGGAGAAAGGAATGCGACACAATCTTTTCTGCTGTTAGCAATAGCAGCAGCTGCTTGTGCTTTAGCAACAGTATCGTTTTCGTTAGCAGCATTGCCACCCATCAAAACGAAGTCAACAGTTGTTTGCTCTGTATCTAGGAACTCATCATATGCTGCTTGGATTTCGCCAGCAGTATATGCGTAGTCATCAGTACCGCCAGTTAAAGCACCACCTGCCGTAGGTAAGATTATTGACAGTGCTAGTGGGGAAGCATTAGTAGCACCATAAGATGCTGCCGTTGCACCAGGATCTTCTCCAACAGTTGTTGTATCATTTGCTGCTAGTGAAGCACCAGCATAGATGTAACGAGAATACTGATTTACATAATCCTTCCAATAAGATGAAGCACCTTCTGGAGTTTTGCCGTCAGTTAATTTTGTGAGATACGTTAGTCTCTCAACAATAGTATTGGTTGCTGTATCAACAACAGCAACGTGTACTTCGTCATTTGAAAGGAAACGCTCTGCGGCATACGCAGAAGTACCAGGACGAGGACCAATTGCTTTGTAAGTTAAACCAGTTGAAGCGATTGCTTGTGAATTGTAATCCCAAGCAGTTACTGTTGAAATTCCAGTTTCATCATCAACAATGGTTGCAACTGTTACTGTAATATTAGTTCCACCACCGATGTCACCACCAGCAAGAGTGATTGTATCACCAACTGAATATGCATTAGCATTTCCAGCAGTTACTAGAGTTACGGCAACTGAACCACCAGCGCCTCCAGCATCATCAACGACAACTTGGAATGAAGCACCGCCAGCATCAGCGGCAGGTGTGTAAGTTCCAGGAGTTCTACCTGCTTCGGTAGCACCATCATGGGTGAATGTATCAATAGGATCTGCTGTTTCTGTAACCACATCGGAAGCTGTGATGCTTCCACCAGATACATTTACTAATGTAACTGTGTTATTTGCAACATTCCAATCATATACTTCTGCAACTTTTCCACTAGCAAAAGTTACATTAGAACCAATAACTGGAGTTGCATCAGGTGCTTTGTCAAAAACAACAACTTGATCAGCGCCACGGTCAACGATTACAACGCTAAGGTTGTTGCCGTCAGCACCAGCATAGCGAGCAGCAAACTTCTCGGCAGTTACGCCAGCATCGAAAGCATCCTTATCACCGATAAGAACACCACTACCACTTTCAGTAGCATTTAAAACACCAGTTGCTGCTCTAACAACTGCGAGTTGTCCGCCGTAGCGGAGGAATTCTGAAGCAACCAACCAATCTCCAGCGTTAGCCTCGGATGGTGTGCCGAACACATCAATAAGTTCTCTTTCAGAACCAATGTTTACAATTTTGCCTACTGGACCAGTGCGGAATGAAGAAGCAATAGCACCGCGAATAGCGGTAGCTCCTACTACAACAGCATTGGAAAAATCACGTTCTCTAATAACAACACCAGGCGAGACTTGACTTGCCATGTTTTATACCTCTTTAGATATCAATTTTATCTAAATCTATTTAGATTTTTGAATGCTTCAGAGGTGGTGAACAATACATGAACTACCAGTCAGGATAAATGTCTGGTCCGAATCTAGGGACAGGATCATATGGTATGTCTGGTTCATCTTTCCTCTTTTTTCTAGATGTCATAACCCTTTTGACGGTACACTCCTTACATTCGTATGCGTATGCTGATGGATGTCCCTTCTTAGTTTTTCGCGTAAGGTAAAAATCTTCGATAAGATCTTTCTTAATTCCACATGATCTACATTTTCTTTCTTTAAAGAGTAGATGTTCTAATGAAAATTGATCTTCAATATCCATCAGTAGTTCCACATATATCCAACTTCTTCCTGCTTGTCTCCATACTCCCAGAGATTACCATCTCCGTCAATATAAGTATCATCACCCATTCCGTCATCCATAAAACCAAATGGAGCCATGTCCTGTTCTATCTGATTACGTTGTTCGTCATAGATTCTTCTTCTGATATCCTGGTCGGTCATCTCTTTGAAGTATTCTTGCATGACTAACCATGCGAAGAGAACCATACACATTACAAGGTCATCATGATATCCTTCATCTGCTTCCCATGCTTGTTTCTTTTGAACGAACGTGGTAAGTTCTTGGAAGATCTGGAAGTCATTAAACAATAACTTGTCTTCCTCAATAATAGCTTTGAGATTAGAGCAACCGATCTTCTTAACAGTTACGCTCATCTTAACACCTAGTTGGGTTTTTGTTCCTGAGAATCCTTGACCCACAACTTGACCCGCTCTACCGCGCATCGCACACATAAGTACGTTAGGATATTCAAGATCGTAATTAAGAGTAGCAGCAATAGAATCGCCAATGTCATTTACTTCTACCAGAACGTATGGGTTGTTATATTCTTTACAAACTTGAAAAATTACTGAGGGAAACAATACAGGTTTAATCTCATTATTTCTGTACTTCGCAACGATCTTATACGGCATCGTGGTGATATCAAACACGAGGAAAGCAGAATAGTCGCCACCAATTCCTCTGGCAACATCGACAGTAATAATATATTCGTGATCCTTTTCGACTCTCTCATAGATATCAAGTCCAGCATTTGATTTAATCGGATCAGCGAATGGTATAGTTTGTAGTTTTGCTGGACTGATTAAAGTATCAGCAGATCCAAGGAAGTCGCACTCAAATTCTTGAGTGAACTGTCTTGGGGATGTGTTCTTAATCGTCTCTTCTTTCCACTTAGCATCTCTGCCAGGAACTTGAGACCAGTGAACTTCATTAGTAGTGTAATCATTTTTACCACGCTTAGCATCCTCCCACATCTTGTAGAAGTGATTCATGCCGTTAGGCGTAGAGATAATAATTACCTTCGTTGATTTACCAGAAGTAATAGTAGGATAAACAGAGGCAAAGAATTGCTCCGCAACATGGTTTGGAACGAAGGCGAATTCGTCGAGGAAGAGAATATTAAACGACATGCCTCGGACAGCACTTGCAGACGTAGAAGCTGCCAATATCTTACTGCCATTTTCTAACTCCACATTACCTTTGTTCCAAATCAATACACCATGCTGCATCCACTTTGGTAGATTCTCGTAAGCAAGTTGTAATCTTCCTAGCAGTTCCCTAGCGGTAGATGCCTTGTTTGCAAGAATACCAATATTAACACTATCGTAAAAGATTGCATAATAAAGAAGATAAGCGACAACAGTAGTAGATTTTCCTGTTTGTCTTGGGAGCTTTGCGATGTTGAATCTTGTTTCATGAAAATCGCTCAAAATCTTTTTTTGAAAATCATACATCTTGAAAGGAACTAAACCTTCATCAAGAGAAATGATTTTAATATAGTTCATCGCAAAGTAAATAGGATCTTGCTTACACTTGATCCACTCATCAATCTGCTTTCTTGTAAATTGTATTGGAGTCCCCGCCTTTTTAAGGTTAGGATTACCCAAATAAACGTCATTACCAGTTGCCAAAACAAAAACCTAGTTCACTACTAGTATTTAGAGATCTCCAAATTTATCATTCAATTAATGTGCCGTATTGTCTGCGAATCTCTTTAAGAGGTTCCCAATCCTTATTTTTTGTGCCACCATCATACGCAAGTGCATAACCAAATTTTATCATCTCTTCATTAATTGATAGTTCTGGGTCGCCATCGGTGGAGTATAGCCATCCAAGCAATCTCCCATACTTACCTACACCACCTTTAAGTTCTGTCCTAATCGTTAGTTCCTCATCTCCATGTAGAACTCCCTCCAATC